GCAGACCAAGATTTGGTTGTGCTATACCCATAACAGCGACACAAACGAGTACGTATGTCACACAACACCAGATACACTCATACCCTTGATAAACAAAGCCGACAGGCTGATCGGGCACAACTTGATCGGCTTCGACGCACCAGTTTTAAACAAGCTGTGGGGAACGAAGATTGGATTGAAGAAAGTGAGAGATACCTTGATAATGTCAAGGCTGCTCAATCCAAGCATCGAAGGGGGTCACAGTTTAGAGGCATGGGGGAAGAGGTTGGGGAATCATAAGGTCGAGTACACACGTATTTGGCATTGGATAAAAGGACTACCGTATGATAAGGTTTCTACTGATCCTTATGATGATCCACATGATAGCCTCAATCGGTTTTATTGTAAGCAGGACGTAGCAGTTACCGTACAACTGTTTCGGATGTTAGAAGCGGAGCTACAAGGTTGGGGCGAAAGCGTACAACTGGAACATGAAGTTGCCGCTATTTTGAAAAGGCAGGAACAACATGGTTTTAAATTCGATAAACAGAAAGGTGAGGTTTTGCTTGCTCAGCTTACAGGCGAGGTTGCTGATATTGAAAGCAAACTGCAAAGTGTCTTTCCACCGATTGTCGAAGAACGAGTTAGTGAGAAAACTGGAAAACCTCTTAAAACTAAGATAACCCCGTTTAACCCCGGCAGTCGACAGCAAATTGCAGAGCGGCTACAAGGGTTGGGTGTTAGCTTCACTGAGGAAACAGAGAAGGGTTCTACCATCATCAACGAAAAAGTTCTGGAAGGTATTGATCTACCGGAAGCTAAGTTGATTGCACGTTACCTAATGTTGCAAAAGCGTATATCGCAGATCAACAGTTGGTTTGACGTTGTGAAGCCTGATGGTAGGGTACACGGCAGGGTGATAACAAACGGAGCCGTGACGGGGCGTATGACGCATATTAGCCCTAACATGGCACAGGTTCCTAACAGCGGCTCGGAATATGGAGCAGAGTGTCGGGAATTGTGGACGGTCGATGCTGGCAACAAGTTAGTCGGTATCGACGCTAGTGGTTTGGAGTTGCGGATGTTGGCGCACTATATGCAGGATGCTCGATACACAAACGAAATCCTGAATGGTGACATACATACCGCAAACCAGAAGGCAGCAGGGCTAGAAAGCCGTAATACAGCGAAGACGTTTATCTATGCTTTCCTGTACGGCGCTGGTGCTGCAAAGATTGGTTCTATCGTTGGTGGTAGTGAGCAGGAAGGCAGAAAGCTAATGAATCGCTTCTTGAAGAACACACCAGCGTTGAAACAATTAAAAGAGAAGGTCGGTAGGCTTGCCGCGAAAGGTTATTTGCCGGGCTTAGATGGTAGGCATTTGTTAGTGCGAAGCGAACATAGTGCATTGAATACTTTGTTACAAGGTGCAGGGGCAATTTTAATGAAAAAATCCTTGGTTATCTTGAATAATAAGTTAAAGTGTGGTATAATAGACGCTAAGTTCTGTGCAAATGTCCACGACGAGTGGCAGGTGGAAGTCCCACAAGAGGATGCAGAAACGGTAGGTAAGATGGCGGTAGCAGCTATCGAGGAAGCAGGCGTGGCATTAGGGCTGCGGTGCCCTGTAACAGGAGAATATCATGTAGGCGCTAACTGGAAGGAAACGCATTGATTGATGAAACAAACTTGGCAGATGCTTTGGATGGTGCTGATAGCATTATCCTTATTACAGAAAAAGATGGTGCGGTACACCTAACTTTCAACCAAGAACTAAGTCAGATGGAAGTGCTGGACATACTAGCGCTGGTTACATCAAACTTTTACGAAATTGCTGAGGAAGACGACAGCAACCCAATTCACTAAGGAGTATTTATGAACACGAACGCAATCAAAATTAAAGCTGATGTTATGTGGGCTTTCTTGAACAAACCAAACGAAATGTCTGGTCGCTATCAGGTCGATCTGTGCAACCTGTCAGAGAAGGCAGTACAGGCGTTAGAGGAACAGGGTATTGAGGTCAAGAACAAAGAAGGCAAGGGGTTCTATATCACTTGTAAGAGTAAGCGTCCTATGAGTGCTTACGACGACGGTGGCACACCACTGGAAGGCGATATCCTCGGCAACGGCTCAAAAGCAGCCGCTATCGTTGAACCTTACTCCTGGGCTTGGAAGGGTAAACAAGGCGTTAGCCCATCCCTGAAACGGCTGGTTGTCACTGAGCTAGTCCCGTACACAGGTGGTGGCGCTGTCGCCCTTGCTGACGACGAGTTGCTGTAATGATTGCCCTACTTGACGCAGATATCCTCTGTTATCGGGTAGGGTTTGCTACTGATGATGAGCATGAGAATACCGCTATCGAAACAATGGCGGTGTTTCTCGAAGATTTGTTGATGTTTGATCTGGTAGATACCGATGACCATGAGTTATTCCTAACAGGCAAAACAAACTTTCGTAATGACATTGCGGTAACAGCACCTTACAAAGGTAACAGGAAGGATGTTAAGAAGCCGAAACACCTACCTCTCCTGCGGGAATATTTACAAACGGCGTGGGGCGCTAGTGTTAGCGAAGGACAGGAAGCAGATGACGACATTTCAATACGAGCAACAGAGCTTGGCGAAGAAGCCATCATTGTTTCAATTGACAAAGACTTTATGCAGGTTCCGGCATGGCACTACAATTTCGTAAAGAAGGAAAAGAAGAAGGTAACACCAGAGGAGGGATTGCGCTTCTTTTACAGACAGATTCTTATGGGCGACGCAGCCGACAACATCAAGGGAATTCCGCGTGTTGGTGCAGTGCGCTCGGAGAAGATGCTTGCGCCTTTCCAAACGGAGAAAGAGTTCTATGCGTGTTGTGTGGAGGCTCTGGGAAAAGAACGTGTTTTAGAAAACGGCAGGCTCTTGTGGTTACGCAGGAAGCCCAACGAACTATGGGAACCACCGAATGAAGAAGTTTAAACTAGCAGGGTGTCTTTGGGATGTGGTAGAAACAGATATGCCTGACCTAGGCGCCACCAACCCAGATGCCTGTAAGATTTTGATTAACAAGAGGCTGACAGGACAGGATCGCGCCGTTACCTTTTACCATGAGTTAGTTCATGCGATATTGTTTACTATGGGTGAACGTGACCATGATGAGCGCTTTGTAGAAGGTTTCGCTCAGTTGTTATACCAGTATGAGCAACAGAAAGTATAACGACGGTGAATGGACAGAGGCTCAACTAAGAAACTTTGCAATATCTGCTCTTAGGGCTGCTTTCAAACGGTACCCCGGAAAATGGAAAGCGCTGACTAATGGTAAATCAGGCAAGATGGTTAACAAACTTTCTGGTAGGTTAGCAGAACATTACAAATGCGCTGGTTGTGGTGAATACTTCGTAGCAAAACAAGTACAAGTAGATCACAAAGAGCCTGTTGTAGACACTGCACATGGTTTTGAAGATTGGTGGACGTATATCGTTAGATTGTATTGCGATTCACCTAATCTGCAACTTCTTTGCAAACCATGCCACAAAAAGAAGACCAACGAAGAACGAAAAGAGAGGAAAAAGAAATGAACGTGAAGTTAGTGTGGGTTACCCCCGACGCGGAGGAGAAGGTAGCATACATGGCTCGTGTTTCAAACCCTAGTAATCAGGATAACAAGGAGACTGCTCCAAAGCTACTCCGATACCTGATGAAAAACAAACACTGGTCACCTTTCGAGATGGTTAACGTCTGTATGGAAATTGAATGTACACGAGATATTGCGCGACAGATTATTCGCCACCGCTCGTTTAGCTTTCAAGAGTTCAGTCAGCGTTATGCAGAGGCTTTCGACATGGAGTATGGTGAGGTGCGGTTGCAGGATGAAAAGAATCGGCAGAACAGCTTACCAACCCAAGATCGAGAGCTACAACGTTGGTGGGATGAGCAACAGGCGAAAGTAGTTGCACAGGCTCGTTACTCCTATGGTGCTGCCCTAAACAATGGCATCGCTAAAGAGGTGGCACGAAAATTGTTGCCAGAAGGGTTGACCATGAGTCGAATGTATATGAATGGAACACTGCGGAGTTGGATGCACTATGTAGACATTCGCTGTGACGAAGCAACACAGAAGGAACATCGAGAAGTCGCGGATAAATGTAAAGCAATCCTGACTGACCAGTTCCCCAGCATTTATGGAGGTTAACATGGAAGATAAGCAGTATTACTATTTCAAGAAGGGTACTTCAACGCCAAGAGTATCAACCAACTCAGAGCATTTCTACTTATGTGAGGAGGACGCAAGGTGGGATGACGTTATGCGGCAGTTTGCAGCGTTCCTAGATTCTTGTGGTTATGTCGGCGTCTACGAAAAGGTTGACCTGATGTTAGACAACTATTGGGACGACGGTAAATGAAAATCTTAGTTATTCCTGACTGTCAAGTAAAGCCGGGAGTAGCTACTGACCACCTTACATGGGCTGGAAAGGCTATCTGCGATTATCGACCAGACGTTGTTATCAACATTGGCGACTTTGCAGATATGCCATCTCTGTCAACCCATGATAAGGCTGGTAGTAAATACTTTGAGGGTAAGCGGTACAAAGATGATATTGCCGCTGCCCAGATCGGTATGAAGAAGCTGCTCAAACCGTTGCGTGACTTACAAGCAACACAGAAGACGACAAAACACAAGGTGTACAAGCCTCGTTTGATCTTAACAATGGGTAACCATGAGAACCGCATCAACCGCGCAGTGGCTAACACGCCTATGCTCGAAGGTGTGATTTCGACTGATGACCTAAACTACAAAAAAGATTGGGAAGTATATGAATTTCTTAAACCTGTTTTTATCAATGGTGTTGGTTTCTGCCACTACTTCCCTGTTGGTGCTATGGGGAGACCTGCTAGCTCTGCTAGTGTTATTGTTAATAAGCTCCACATGTCTTGTGTTGCTGGGCATCAGCAGGGTAAGCAAGTTGCTTATGGTAAGAGAGCAGACGGGACGGCAATCTGCGGAATAATCGCTGGTTCGTTCTACCTACACGACGAGGATTACATGGATCAACTAAGCAACACACATTGGCGAGGGTTGGTCATGTTAAACGAAGTGAAGGACGGGGCTTTCGACGAGATGTTTCTTTCAATGAACTACCTACAAAAGAAATATGCTAACGTTGCCTGACATTTGTGATAAACTCAAACGTCTTGACGAGGTAACAATCTTGGAGTTGTTAGAGATTAACAGCGAAGAGATTGTTGCCAAGTTCCAAGACCGTATCGAAGACATGGCTGATTATTTAGAGGAACTACTTGATGACAATTAAAATCAACTTGGAGCGTGATAAGTTGTTCGATGCTTTAGGCATCCAGCGACTGCGCGAAAGTTACATGATGGAACATGAGGTTAGCCCACAGGAGAGATTTGCGTATGTATCGGAGGCTTTTAGCAGCGACCCTGCCCATGCTCAGCGACTTTATGAGTATAGTAGTCAGCATTGGCTCAGTTATAGCACTCCTATTCTTTCTTTTGGTCGTAGCAAGCGTGGACTTCCTATTAGCTGCTTCCTTAACTATATGGAGGACAGTGCCGAGGGTCTGGTGGATAATTTGTCGGAAACCAATTGGCTCTCTATGCTTGGTGGTGGTGTCGGCGTCCATCTTGGCATTAGGAATAGTGATGACAAATCTACTGGTGTCATGCCTCACCTCAAAATGTACGATGCTTCCTCCTTGGCATATCGTCAAGGACGTACACGCCGTGGGTCTTACGCTGCTTTTTTGGACATCTCTCATCCTGACATTATCCAATTTCTGGAAATGCGTAAGCCAACAGGTGACCAAAACCTGCGTACTCTTAACCTTAATCATGGGATCAATATCTCTGATGAGTTTATGGAGCTTATCGAGCGGTGTATGAAGGACGGTGACGCCAATGATGACTGGGAATTAAAGAACCCAGCTAATGGCGAAACAGTGGAAGTGGTTAGTGCTAAGGCGTTGTGGCAGAAAATCCTGGACTTGCGTATGCAGACAGGTGAGCCGTATCTGATTTTTATCGATACAGCTAACCGTGCGTTGCCGTCTTGGTTGGATGACAAGGGATTGCAGATCAATGGGTCAAACCTGTGTACTGAAATCTTCCTGCCTACCAGTAAAGATCGAACAGCGGTGTGTTGTTTGTCTAGTGTTAACTTGGAGTATTACGATGATTGGAAAGATAACAAACAGTTCATTCCAGATATTATGGAAATGCTTGATAACGTTATTGACTATTTCATCACTAACGCTCCTGACCATATTCGCCGTGCTATTACTTCTGCTACCGCTGAGAGGTCTGTTGGACTTGGTTCTTTAGGTTTCCATGCCTACTTACAAAAGAACAACATACCAATTGATGGTGTTATGTCTAAACTGACTAACAAAGATATTTTTAGTCACATTAACAAGGAATGTTTACGTGCAGACAGTATTCTATTTCGTAAAAGAGGCGCTTGTCCGGATGCGGCTTGGTCTGGGGTTGACAGGCGTTTTAGTCATCACATGGCTATTGCTCCCAATGCTTCTTCCAGTCTTATTATGGGTAACACTTCGCCATCCATTGAGCCGTATCGAGCAAATGTATTTAGGCAGGATACTCTAAGTGGCGCGTTTGTCTACCGTAATCGATTCTTGTCTAAACGTCTTGCTGATCTTGGTATGGACGATGACGACACTTGGGCTTCTATTATTGCCAACGATGGTAGCGTTCAGCATTTGGACGTTCCCGAAGACGTAAAAGAAGTGTTTAAAACAGCGATGGAGATTGACCAGCGTTGGTTGGTTGAACTAGCAGCAGATCGGCAACAGTTTATCGATCAGGGGCAGAGTGTTAACCTATTCTTCCGACCCGATACAACGATTGCCTACCTACACGCAGTTCACTTCATGGCGTGGAAGATGGGGTTAAAGAGCCTGTACTACCTGCGTAGCGATAAGGTGCGTAAGGCAGACAAGGTTGGTGCTCAGATTCAACGTCAGCGCATCGAGGAGACTATTGACATGACAGCTATTGCCAATGGGGAAACCTGTTTGGCATGTGAGGGTTAAACTGCCATATTAACAGGGAAATATCTAGGCAAGCTCGGTGCTAAAACCACTGCCTAGGTACTACCCTACCTACTACCACCGAGGATTCCGAATGAAGATATTGAAGTTTTATGCTGATTGGTGCAACCCATGTAAAGCCCTGAGTGCTGTTATGGCTAAGGTTGAACATGACGTACCTATCGTTGAGATTAACGTGGACACAGACCGTGAGACAGCCGCCTTCTATGGCATCCGCACTATCCCCACCATGTTGTTGATTGATGAGAATGAAAACATTGTTAACCGCAACGGCGGTACAATGACAGAGGAACAGTTCCGAGCATTTTTAAAGGGCTAACATGAAACCACAACTAACAGAAGAGAGAAACACATTCAAGCCCTTCAAGTACCCATGGGCATATGACGCTTGGTTACAGCATGAGCAGAGCCATTGGCTACATACAGAAGTACCGATGGGTGAGGACTTAAAAGATTACCAGAAGAAGCTCAGTAAGCAGGAGAAAGACTTCCTAACCAAAATCCTACGCTTCTTTGTGCAGGGTGACCTAGACATTGGTGATGGGTATTACACTCATTACCTACCAGTGTTTAAACAGCCAGAAGTGCGTATGATGATGTCAGGTTTTGCTGGTCGTGAGGCGTTACACGTAGCTGCCTATGCCCACCTGATTGAGACACTTGGTTTGCCTGAGAGTACGTACAACGAGTTCATGCAGTATGGCGAGATGGTAGAGAAACATGAGTACTACCAGAACCTAAACGATGCACCTGTTGCGGAGAAAATCGCTACAATCTCCGCATTCGGCGAGGGTATGCAACTGTTTAGCTCGTTTGTTATGTTGCTGAACTTCGCTCGTAACGGTAAGCTAAAGGGTTTGGGTCAGATCATCGCATGGAGTATCGTGGATGAGACACAACACGCTGAGGGTATGATTAAGGTGTACCGTGAGTGGGTTAAACAGAACCCTGATGAGTCCACCAGTGATCGTATCAAAGAGATCGCGCAGGAGATGGTAGCCTTGGAGGACAAGTTCATTGACCTTGCCTTCGGTATGTTTGATGTTGAGGGTTTACGCGCAGAGGAGGTTAAACAGTACATTCGTTACATCGCTGATCGTCGGTTGATTAGCATGGGAATGAAAGGCGTCTTTAAGGTGAAGAAGAATCCCCTGCCTTGGGTGGATGGGATGCTTGGTGTTAGCCATACCAACTTCTTTGAACAACGTGTAACAGATTATTCCAAAGGTGCTACCAAAGGCACATGGGATGACGTATGGGGGAAAGCAGCTTAAATGGTAACAAAAAAACGAGTAACAGAGCCAGAACAAAAGCAAAACAGCTTGAAGATGCGTCTGGATGACATGATTACAATTCAGCCCAAAACAGAGAAACAGAAAGAGTTCTTTGACGCCTACCAACAGGGTCATTACTTCTGTGCTCTGTCTGGGGTGGCTGGTACGGGTAAGACCTACATTGCTTTCTACAAGGCGCTAGAAGAGGTCATGGACAAGTCTAACCCCTACCAACGGCTGGTAATCATTCGTAGTAGCGTACAGAGCCGTGAGATGGGTCATTTGCCGGGCGATGCAGAAGAGAAGATGAACCAGTTTACAGAGCCGTATAAACAGATTGCGGCTGAACTGTTCAAACGCAAAGATGCATGGGATCGGTTGGTCGAGCAAGGGTATGTGGAGTTCCTCTCTACCTCGTTTATTCGGGGCACCACGTTTAACAATGCTATTGTTATTCTGGATGAGAGTCAAAACTGTACAATGCACGAGCTAGACACAATCATTACTCGTATCGGTCATACCTCGAAGTTCTTCCTATGTGGAGATTACCGACAGGTTGACCTAACAAAGAAGAATGACAAGAGCGGGTTGTTGGAGTTCCTGACCATCCTACGGGCT